TATGGAAACAAGAAACGATTTAGAATACGCAAACTCTCAACCAAATGAGAATGAATTAACTATAAAGAAATATAAATTAACAAAAAAAAGATTTGCAGATTGGTTATTCTCAGATAGTGATGATGTAGAGTATTGGGGTAGGAGATTTGTAAGTGAATTAAGAGACGAGGGAGAATATAGTATAACATTACAGGAGATATTTGATGAGAGAGATGAAGTACCTGTACATATATTAGAAAACTACCACGATATTAATGAGAAACAGGTAGATGATTGGGTAGATGAAGTGTGTATAACAGAAGTTGAATTAATAGATTAAAAAATAAAATTATGACAAAAGAAGATATTAAAAACGAAATAGAAAATTTTATAATATATCATTGTGGAAGTAACGATGAGCAATTAACCTATCTATTAACTTGTTTAGATGCTTATATTGATAACGACCACATAATAAACGATGAAGAATTTAACAATAGATTAAAAAATAAAATATAAAATTATGGTAAATAGTAAAAATATGATGGATTACATTATGGATTATGAATGTGGCTCGTTAGACAATACAAAAACATTAGAATTGTTTAGCCACTTAATAAAAACAGGTATGGCTTGGAGTTTACAGGGACATTATGGTAGGACTGCAAAACATCTAATAACTTATGATTATATAGATAAAGAAGGTGTAATTAATTGGGATTCTATGAATCAATATGAATAATAAACAAACAAATTAATTAATTAATGAATTAAATAAGTAAAAATGAATACAGTACAATTAATTATACATACAGCATATAGAGATTATGATTTTGGTAATTTCAAAAGCATACGAAAAGCAAAAGAATATGTAGAAAATATGTGGGGATGGAGTTACATAGAGGGTAAGGAATTAAAAGTTAAACATCATACTATAATTCAAAATGGCGAATCTAAAACATATTGGGAAAAAGAATTTAGATATGACATAAAAAATAGGATATGTCTTATAAAAGGTAATATAGATGAAATAATTAAATAAAAATAAATAAAATTATGACAAATAAAGAATTTACATGCTTCAACGAATGGAAGAAGCAACTAATAGAATATAAATCTAAGATACATTGGATTGATAAGAATGGTACAAATCATTATTTGTGGACTAAATACCCCACATTAGATGAGCATGGCGACATAGATTATAAAAAATTGTCTATACAAAATAAAGAAAATAAGATAAACACTTATAGACATATCTGCGATAAATACCCTGAGTTATTAATTAAGTAAATGATATGTTAATAACATTGTTAATAACTATTGTAAAGATTATTTGCATACAATGTAAAAAAAGATTATGTTTGAATATGGATAAAGAATTAGAACAACTTAGAAAAGAATGGGGCGTACAAAGAATAGTATCGCCCTTTGTATCTGCAATAGAAATGGAAAGATATTACAGAATACAAAAAAGAATTGAAGAAATAGAAGTTAAAATTAAAGCAAAACACTATGACAAAAACAAACAAACCAATTATGAATCGAGAGATAGTAGATAAAATACATTTTTATTTACAGAATCCCCACCTCAACCCTATGGATATTGATTACGACATTATATCTAAGGTCAGTAAAGACATTATAGAGATACATGAAAATGAGTGAGTGGGAAAGAGAACCTTATCAGGATTTAGTAAACAAGAAACCTTGTGAATTTTGTGGAGAAGACACAGACCATGACTTCTGCTCAAGTGGTTGTCGCAAGGCATTTTATAACGATTAAAAAAATAAACTATGGCGATATCAAATTCAACTTTTGAAGCTCATCGTGAAGAGCAAAGAAAAATTAAAGAAGCAAAAGATTTATTAACAAGCAAAGGCATGACTGTATTTGAATCAGAAGAATTAACTTTTCAACATTATTTAGATTCAATAAAAAAACTTAAATCTGAGGTAGATTGGTACAGAACTTATGGCGAGTTTATAAATGCAAATTACTCAAGTATAGATGCAGAGGCTTGTGCTTATGCAGATGGCGATGACGAAATGGATGGATATAATAATCAAGAAGAATAAATTATGAAACAATATTGGAAAGACTATTGGCTATCAGGTTATGGAATTGTTCCTGATGGCTTAGATTTAATGATAATATTTGGAATGATAATAATAATTTTAATGCTCACTAAACGATGAAAATTATGGAGAAAATAGAAAAAAATATAGTTAAAATAGTATCAGGCATAACCAATGTTCCTGAAGATATGATTATAAGAAACAAAAGGGCAACGAGACATGCTAATGTTGTGGTTGCAAGACAGATTTTATCTAACATACTTTGGAGAAACTTTAATTATACAAACCACATGATTAGAGATGTTATAGGGTACAAGAATCATGCGAGTGTTGTTCATCTAAGAAACACCCATGAGTTTGACTATAAATATAACAAAACTTACAAAAGATTTTACGACCAATCCATGGATGAGTTAGGACTTTATATTAACGATAAAGATTCTGATGCAAAGAAAAATCTTGATATGAAAAGTAAGTTGGAAGAAAAAACAAAAGACATTGAAAGGTATAGAAATCTATGGATGCATGAGAAATCTGAAAGAGAAAGAATACAAGGAATGTTAACAACTTTTAAGAAAAAATATATGCTAAAGTAGGTATATTGTAAACTTATTTTAATATATTTGTAAAACTAATTTAATTTAATTTATTATGGCTAAACTAAAAACAATCAATATTAAGGGTAAGGAGTATGTAGAAGTCAACGAAAGACTTAAATACTTTAGAGAAAACCACCCTGAACATTCACTAATATCAGAAATCATACAATGTACTGAAGAACATTGTGTTATCAAGGCAACTATACTACATGGTGGTATAGAGGTTGCGACTGGTCATGCACACGAAATGAAGAGTGCAAGTTTTATAAACAAGACATCCTTTGTTGAGGTATGTGAAACATCTGCATGGGGTAGGGCTTTGGCTAACTTTGGTATAGGTATTGACAGTCAGGTTGCATCTGCAAATGAAGTAGCAAATGCAATAGCACAAACAGATACTACAAAAAAAAGTGTATCAACTAACAAGAAGCAACTAACAAGTAGTCAGTTTGATGCTATGATGAAAGCAGTTAGAGATGGCGAGAGCTTAGTAGTTAGACAAAGAATGGATAACTATTCTATGACTGAAGACCAAAGAAAATTATTAATGAACGAAATAGATAATCAATAACATGGATTTTTCTAAATACATAAATGATTTTGAAAGTGATACTTTGTATTATGGTGATAAGAACTTTATTACTAACTCTCAGTTAGGTAAGCTATCGCACTCACCAGCAAAGCTAGAACATTACAGAAAGTTTGGTCAAGAAGATACAAGTGCATTATTGTTTGGTAGAGCTTTTCATCAAAACATACTTGAACCTGATAAATATATAGAACAAGTTATTGTGTACGAAGGAACAAGAAGAGGTAAGGCTTGGGAAGATTTTAAATCTAATAACACAGATAAAACTATTATAACTAAAGGCGAGGAGTTTACACTTAGAAAGATGAGAGATAAGTTGTTATCAATACCAAGGGTGATAAACCTTTTATCTGATGGTAAAGCTGAGGTAGTAAACTGTTGGGTGGATGAAGGCTCAGGAGTATACTGTAAGGGTAAAACTGATTACTACAAAGAAGAAAATGGTAGGAAGATACTTATAGATATAAAAACTACTCAGAATCACACCTCACATGCTTTTGTAGGCTCATGTTTAAAGTATGGTTACGATAGACAATCTGCCTTTTATTTAGATGGCTTTGGTGCTGACGAGTTTTGGTTTGTGGTGATAGAAAAAAATGAACCTTTTGATGTGGGAATATATATGTGTGGAGAAGAGTTCGTTGGTCGTGGTAGAAGTAAATACAAAGACTTATTAGAAGTGTATGACCATTACTTTATAAAACAAGAAAGAGAAATCAAAGATTATTATGTTGAATCAATTATTTAAAATTTTATTATGAAACTAAAACAAGAACTTAGGGCTAGAAAAATATCCCAGTTAGAGGTAGCAGAATATGTTGGAGTGTCCAGACCAACAATAGCAAAGAGATTAGATTCTCCTGATACATTCTCAGCACAAGAGATTAGATTAATCTCAGAGATGATGAGTGTAGACGACACATGGGCGTATAACAATTTATTTATTTAATAACTAATTAATTTATTTTTATGGAAACAAAAGAAGCAATTTTTTGTGGCAATGGTAAAGAAGTTACCTTCAATGATGGTGGTTCTATTATTAACATGACACTACACCTTGATAAGATTGGTAGTCATGTTTATGAGTATGATGGTAAGAAATATGTTAATTTAACTATTGGTGCTAACAAAGGTGGTGCTAATGAGTATGGTAAAACACACTATGTTAAAATTAATGATTTCAAACCTGAAGCTCAAGAAGAACAAGGTTCAAAGAATGTAAACGATTTACCATTCTAATTTATTTCAATTTGGTTATTGAGGGCATCATTAGGGGTGGTGCTCTCTTTAGCCTCTAATTACTATGCCAAATAAACAAACTCATGCTAATAAAAGTCAACACAGATTCATTTATAGAAAGTAACAAAATAGACCAATACTATCTTGATGGTAAAAAAATAGTATTTTATATACTATCTAGAAAACACGAGGAAGTATATCCAACTGAGAGTTTTGCTAAAAGTGTGTTTCAAAGAGTGGCTAATACATTTAGAGATGCCACTATGGAAAATACATCTGCCAAACCCAGTGAAAAAATATTATCTGAAAAAAAAGATATGTTTAATGAGTTTTGGGATAGATACGATAAGAAAATAAACAGAGACGATTGTTTAAAAAAGTGGAAGAAGTTATCAATATCTGATATGCAAGATGCACTTAAAATGGTTGATATATATGTCAGGTCAACACCAGATAAACAATACAGAAAGAATCCATCAACTTGGATATATCAAAAGGCTTGGAGGAACGAAGTGATAAGCAAGATTGATGAAGTAAAAACAAAATATAAAACACCAAACTTTACAAATGTCAGTAGATAGTACACAAATAGAAAGAACACTTATAGGGAAGTTTATGAGCAACCCTCAAGAGTATTACAACAATCACTCTCTTGTTAGTAGTGAATTGTTCGATAACCCATTGAATAAAAAGATATTTAATTATATATCAGAGGAACTTGAAAATGGTAATAAAATAGACTTAATAAGTATAAACGAAACTATAAATAAAAAAGGTGAAAACCTTACATATGATTTAGCAAAGATGATGCATGAAGAATCTCAAATGCAAACAGAGGCTTTGACATGTATACTTATATTAAGTGAAAAGAAAAAGAAAGAACAACTTTTTAATTTAAACTACAAAATATCTCAAATGCTACAAGCTGGAGATGATGTGTTTGAAATAATTGAGTATGTTGAACAAGAGGTTGGAAAGATAGGTGATGTTAGCAAAGATGGTATTGTAGATGTGTCTAAGCAGTTGAATGGCTTACTAAAAAGTATAGAGCACAAGATGAACAACAAAGGCTTGAATGGTATTACAACAGGCTTTGAAAGTCTTGATAAGTTTACTGGTGGTTGGCAAGAAACTGACCTTGTAATCGTAGGTGGTGCTAGCTCCATGGGTAAAACATCCCTTGCCTTAGCCTTTGCTTTTAATAGTGCTTTTTTTGGCAAAACACCAACATGTTTATTCTCTTACGAGATGAGCTCTCAACAGTTACTAAGCAGACTGGTGTCATCTGACTCAGGCATAGACAATAAATGGATTCTGAAAGGAACATTAGACCAAACAGAGTTAAGTAAAATACACGAAAGTGTAGCTAGAATAGAAAGAGTTCCCCTTTATGTTGACGAGTGCTCCTCCTCCTCCCTAAAGTATCTTCTTAACAGGATAAGACAATACGTCATTACAAAGAAGGTTAAGTTATTTATGGTTGACTATCTACAACTAGTATCTAACGACAAGAAAGGGAGGAGTAGAGAGCAGGAGGTGTCAGAGGTTGCAAGAGCTTTGAAGAACATAGCAAAGGAGCTTAACATAACCATCATTGCATTATCTCAGCTGAACAGAGGTGTGGGTCAAAGGTCTGAAAGCAGACCTACAATAGCAGACCTTCGTGAGTCTGGAGAGATAGAACAAGCTGCAGATGTAGTGGTATTAGTATACAGACCAGAGTATTATGGTATAACGCAGGATGATAAAGGCAATAGCACAGATGGTTTAGCAGAGATAATATTTGCCAAAGGTAGAAATATTGGGACAGGTGTTTTAGGACTAAAGTTTCAAAGGGAGTTAACTAAGTTCCATGAAATACAAGAGTAAACAAAAGAAGCTAGAAGACATGGTTAGGGGCAAAAGAGCTGAAAAAGAATATGCTAAACTATATAGTAAGGTTAACAACTTTAACAATATAGAGTTTCCTACAGAGAAGGAGGATATAGATGAACACTGGGACGTTAAAATAAATGGTGTTAAGATAGATGTCAAGGCTATAAAAAAAGATGACGAGAACATACATTTTGTTGAGTTTAAGAACGTTTTAGGCAAAAAAGGATGGCTGTATGGTGATGCTGATGGTTTTGCCTTTGAGACAAAAGATTATTGGATAGAGGTAAAGAAAGATGACTTGCAAGAAATGATTCACGATAAGTGTATTGACAAGGTGGCTGGTTGGGACTTTTACGAGTTATCTAACAGACCAGGGGCAAAAGATTTGTTTACCAAGGTAAAAACAATAGACCTATGTTACATAGGTAAAATAAAAAGAAAGGTGTGAAAAAACAGATATGGCACATACAGGTTAAGTATGAATGGAATACCTGGAGAGTTGTTAAGGGCATAAGAAAAGATACAAAGAAAACTAACGAGGGCATATACGAAACGTGTGCTGTTGGAGACACTGTTCAAGAGCTTAATAAAAATATTTATCTAATCTCTTGTATAAAAAATAAAATAAAGTCTAGTCAGAATGTGGAGGTAAAAATAACTGGCTGGAACTGGAGGAAAGAAATGGGAATGAGTAATGATATACATTAAATGCACCCATAGCTCAACTGGATAGAGCAACAGCCTTCTAAGCTGTAGGTTCCAGGTTCGAGTCCTGGTGGGTGTACTGAGTTGTGAATAGAGTGTTAACTAAATTTAATTAATTATGAAGAAAGCAATTTTTATGGTGATTATATCCTTGTCGCTTCAAGGATTTTCACAGTTTGATAGTGGTGTTTACAAGATTTCAAGAACACTAAAGTTTACTTGGGAAAATGGTGAGCAAAAGCCTGGAGCTCAAGAGTATGAAAACTCTTTGTACCTCCATATCGCAAGTAATGGGTACAGAGTTTATAAAGACAATGGCGATGTAGGAGATAGTTACTCTACAATATATGTTGGTCTTGATGAAGATGGATACCATATTTACGCTGTCCCAAATGGTGACAGATTTGAAATAACTGATGACATGGGTGTCTTGTTCTATAATTTTGATTATGATACTGGATGGTATAGAAACTCAATAGAATATAGAGGTTTGGATTATATTCACAATGTTCCTATATTAGAATATGAAAAAGAGGAATAAGGGCAGGGTAAAGAATGTCCAGACCACGAAGATTGATGGTGTTGAGTTTAGGTCTAGACTAGAAGCTTTTACTTATGCTGAATTAAAGAAAGCTAAAATAAACTTTGACTACGAAAAAGAAAAGTTTGTTCTAATGGATAAGTTCAAATATGAAGGTGTAAGTATAGAGAAAAGAAAGAAGAAAGGTAAGTTGGTATTTGACCAGGCTTTGACGAGTATCAGGTCCACAACCTACTTACCTGACTTCACAAACCTTGACGATGGATGGATAATAGAAGTAAAGGGAATGAAGACAGATGTTTTTAGTTTGAAATGGAAACTTTTTAAACAATATCTTGTAAAA